AACCTACTGGTATCGAGATGGCAATGACACTGTCCTATGATCCAGAAATTATAGATGCTATAGGTCAAGAACTAGTTATGGCCCTTGGTTCAGCTGTAGGAGATGCAAATACTATAGCAGAAGTTTCCGCTCAATCTCCAGCTGCATGGGGTAATTCTAATTATGGTTTTGGAGTTTATGGTAACCAACCTGTAAATACTTTGGTTATGGCTATGTCTGAAAACTTCAGTGGAGTAGATCCTGCTCCAGATGCTGAAGCAACAGGTCAAGCAATGGCTATGAATTTAGCACCAGGAAATACTTTCATCATTCAAGCAGATGCAAATACAGATGTAAGTGGTCAAGCAATGACTGTAAACTTAAACAGTGTTGTAGTTGATTTAAATACTCCTGTAGACGTTAGTGGTTTCCCATTAACAGCCGCTTTAAATTCAGTAGCAAATATTGAGACAACTAACGTAGTATTCCCTACAGGATTTGGCTTGACAGCTAGCGTAGGAACCGCTACAAATGTATTGATTTGGAACGAAGTAGATACTGGCACAGCACCAGTCGATCCTCCAGGATGGCAGGAAGTTTCAACCAGCGCTGCATAATAGTGTTTGACACTATAACAAAATTTAAATAAAATATAAGATATTGGAGAATAAAAATTATGGCTAACAGTACTTCCGCAGATCTAAAACTTACAATCCAGGCGACGGGTGAAAACTCAGGTACTTGGGGACAAATTACAAATACAAACTTAACTATTTTAGAACAAGCCATTGCTGGTTTTGAAACTGTTGGTATTACTACAGGTGCTACTTTAGCTTTTACAAATGGTGCAGTATCGAATGGTAAAAATCAAGTATTAAAATTAATTGGAACTATTGCAGGTGCAGTTAACGTTGTTGTTCCAGACACTTTAACAAAAGCATATGTTATAGATAACGCAACTTCAGGCGCTCATGCAGTAACTGTTAAAACTAGTTCAGGAACTGGAGTAACTTGGGCAGCAGCTGACAAAGGTACTAAAATGGTTTATTCAGATGGTACTAATGTTGTTGATACAGCTTTCACAGAACTATCTTCAGATTATACACCACAGCTTTCAGCAGATTTAGATACTAATGGTAATAATATTATTATAGATACAGCACACAGTGTTTTAGATGAAAACTCTAACGAGCAAATTACATTTACAACTACTGGTTCAGCAGTTAATCATTTTGGCGTAACTAATGCAGGAACAGGTAATACACCTTCACTTGCAGCAGTGGGTGGCGACACTAATATTGATTTTAATATCACACCAAAAGGAATTGGAAGAGCAACTTTTAATGGTCAAGGTAAAATTGAAAGTGTTGCTGAAAAAGTAACTACAGCAGCTACAGCACCAACAGGTACAATTGCTTACGATGTTCTTACACAAGCAGTGTTAAATTATACAACCGCTGCTTCAGGTAACTGGACATTAAATGTCAGAGGCGACGGATCAAATTCATTAAACTCAATTATGGACGCAGGTGAATCTGTTACAATAGCTTTTATTACAAATCAAACTGGGACAGCTTACTACAATTCAGCATTCCAAATCGATGGATCAAGTGTTACTCCAGAATGGCAAGGCGGAGCAGCACCAACTTCTGGTAATATTAACTCATTAGATACTTATTCATATACAATTATTAAAACCGCAGATGCAACTTTTACAGTTTTAGCAGCACTAACACAGTTTGCGTAATAAATTAGAAGGAGAAAGACTATGCCAATATTAGGAAGTTTTGGAGCAGGTTCAGCAAGAGGTTATGGTCAAGGCATGGGTGCAAGTTTAATCGAAGCAGATTATTTAGTTATTGCAGGAGGGTCTTGTGGTGGAAAACGTCACGGGGGTGGCGGCGGAGCCGGAGGATATAGAACTTCTTTTCCAGGTGGAACTCAAATTGAAATTGAAAGCGGTACTACTATTACAGTCGGTGCCGGTGCTTCACATCCAGGATCTCAAGGATCTCAAACTCACGATGGTACAAATTCTTCTATAGGAGATATAATAGTTTCTACAAGAGGTGGCGGAGGTCTAGGTTATGATACTTTTGGGCCTACTACTGGAGCTTTTTCATCAGGTGGATCAGGAGGTGGAGCAGGGCTTTCAACTCCGGGTACTGGTGGATCAGGAAATACCCCACCAACATCTCCCTCTCAAGGAAATCCTGGAGGAGATGTTAATGGATTAACTGGTGGAGCCGGCGGTGGAGCCGGCGGTACAGGGGCAAATGGTCAACCTGGTTCAGGAGGAACTGGAGGTGGTTCATCTTCTTCTTCAATTACAGGATCGTCAGTCGCAAGAGCTGGAGGAGGCGGTGGCGGAGGATTTGCAGGTAAGCCAGGAGGCAGTGGCGGTGGAGGCGGATCCACAAATGGTGGCTCGACTACTTCACCTTCAGGTAGTGCATCTGCTAATACAGGTTCAGGATCGGGAGGCACATCAGGTAATGGCCCCCCTACAGATGAAGGTACACCAGGAAATAGTGCAACAGGATTTGTAGTTATTAGAGTTCCCGCTGCAAATGATCCAGGAAGTTTATCTATAGCACCAGGAACAAATTCAATAGCTGATGATGGCGGAGATAAAGTCTGTACATTTACAGTAACAGGGACGTTAAGTTATTAATTATGGCACATTTTGCAGAACTAGATGAAAACAATAAAGTTATAAGGGTAATTGCTGTTGGCAACGATGAAGTTGCTTATAATGGCGATCCAGTAGGAGAAACTTATTGTACAAATTTATTAGGTGGGACTTGGAAACAAACTTCTTATAATACTAGACAAGGTCAGTATTGGAACGATGACGGGACTTTAGCAACAGATCAATCAAAAACATTTAGAAACCATTTTGCAAATACAGGTTATACATACGATGCAGAAAATGATGTGTTTATTTCAAAACCTCCTTTTCCTTCATGGGTTTTGAATTCAGGTTATATTTGGCAACCCCCAGTCGCTAACCCAAGTGTGAATACAGATTCTGATGGCAACCCATTAGCTATTACTTGGAATGAAACTAATCAACAGTGGAACGGAAATGCTATTATTGAAGATAGCCTGTCTGATACCACTCTTATTTGGGATCCGATCACTTCTTCTTGGAGCTAATTAAAACCTCTAGACTTTTAGTAAAAAATTTGTTAAATTCTTAAGAAGTATTGAAAGAATTAAATGGAACTAAAAGATAAATATTTTTATTTTACCTCAGCATTATCTACAAAATTTTGTGATGATGTTATAAATTATTCCTTATCGAAAAAAGTAAAAACTGCTGTTGTAGGAAACAAACAATTAAAAGAAGTTTCTGGACATGAATTAAAAGATATTAAAAAAAATATTAGAAATTCTAAAATTAGTTGGATAAATGATCCTTGGGTTTACAGAGAAATTTCGCCTTATGTAAAGTTTGCTAATGAAGCTGCTAATTGGAATTTTGATTACGACTGGATGGAAAGTGTTCAAGTTACAAATTACAGTAAAAAACAATACTATCATTGGCATGTAGATAGTTTTCCCGAACCTTTTAAAAATAAAGATAAAAACCATAATGGGAAAATAAGAAAAATATCAATGACTTGTCAGTTATCTGACCCTAAAGACTATGAAGGAGGAGAATTAGAATTTGCTATACCAGAAGTAGATAAAGGTAAATTAACTTATACTACTTTTTCTTTACCTGAAATATTACCTAAAGGATCTATTGTTGTGTTTCCGTCATTTGTATGGCATAGAGTTAAACCCGTAACGAAAGGAGTAAGGAAATCTTTAGTAAGTTGGACTATTGGAAGACCTTTTAATTAATATGAAAAAAAATTTTATTCATTGTAAAGAAGTAATAAATAAAGGAATGGCAAATTTTTTATACGAATATTTGTTGTTAAAAAAAGAAGTTTATAAAACTTTAAGAAATAATAGATTACTGTCTACTCTAAATACTGATTTAGGAGCTTGGGGAGACACTCAAATAAAAAATTCTTATTGTTTATATGGAGATCCGGCACTAGATTTATTATTAGTCAAGATTAAACCTTTTATGGAAAAAAATACTAATTTAAAATTAATTGAAACTTATTCGTATGCAAGACTTTATAAAAAAGGAGATATTTTAAAAGAACATAAAGACAGAGCAAGTTGCGCATTATCAGCAACTATGAATCTAGGAGGAGATGTTTGGCCCATACACATGGAACTTCCTAATAAAAAAATAAAAATTTTTAAATTAAACCCTGGAGATCTTTTAATTTATAAAGGAGATAAACTAAAACATTGGAGAAATTCTTTAGAAGGAGATTTATGTGGACAAGTTTTTTTACATTATAATAATTTTAAAGATATAAAAAATAAATATGATGGTAGACCTCATTTAGGTTTACCGGCAGGTATAAAATAAATAAATATGAATGGCAAAGCAGTTTTATATCCATTGTTTTCTGAACCTCTTTTAGATATTAAATTAGATTTAGATTCTAAAAAAATGTTAACTTATTTAAAAAATTTAAAATACAGACCTACAAATAATTCTGAAAAATGTAATCAATCTTTAAATAATAACTTGCTTAAAGATCCAAAATTAAAACAAGAAAAAATAACATTTGAAGAAAGTGTTAAATATTATTTAAAAAATATTTTACATTACAGTGGTGGTTTTAAAATAAGAACATCTTGGGCTACTAAAACTGAAAAGAATGGTCAGTCTCAACTTCATGTACATAGAAATTCATGGTTAAGTGCATGTTATTACCCTGAGGAAAATAGAGACTTTAAAATTACTTTTCAAAGAACAGCTATCTCTCATATTTGTGTTGATTACGATGATCATGATAGTATTTACTCAGCAGAAGCTCATACTCATTGCCCTGAAGAAAATTCTTTAATTATATTTCCTAGTCTTTTACAACATAAAATACAAAAAAATAAATCTAAAAAAAATAGGTATTCTTTTGCTTTTAATATTGACCCTGTAGGTCATTTTAAACAAGGAAGTGATGGAGAAATAATTTATGATTGATGAAATACAACAATTAAAAGAAAAACTATCAGAAGAAATAGCAGTTAAAAAATCAGAGGTTCTTAGAAATAGTGAATTAAAAGAATATAATACAAAATTAGAATTACTTATAGAAACCCAAAGTGAAATTATAGAAAAATACGCAACTAAAATAGCTAGACTTCAAGAAAAATTAAAAAAAATTATAACTTTTTAATGAAACTAATTCATTTTAAAAATGAACCAAAGCAATCTCCATTTGCTCCAGAGTGGAGTTATTTTTTAGGGGAAGAATATTTTAAAAACATAGATTTTATTAAATTAAAAAATTGTTTATTAAAACAAGAAAAAAATATTTTAAAGTTACCTATAAAAAATAATGGAAAAAACATCAGTCCAGATGGCTATACTAATTTAGGTGAAAATTCTACTACTTCACGTCATGGTCAATTTAATGTTTTTAAATTAAAAAATAGTGAGATACCTAAATTAAAAAAATGTATTTTAAATTTACATAATGTTTTTTTAAATAAGTTAAATGTTAATTTTAATGCCCCTGTTTATATAAATAGTTGGTTTAATATAATGAGAAAAGGTCAGTTCATTGACAAACATTTACATAGCGTACATCCCGATTGTTACCTATCAGGAAATATATGTGTAAGCTGTAATAAAACTTCTACTTTTTATATTAGTCCAATTAATCAAATAAATGATCCTGTTTTATATGAAAGTAAAAATGAAATAGGAAAAGCTATTATTTTTCAATCAAACATTCCTCACTACACTAATAAACATAATGATTCTGAAGAAAGAATAACCATTGCATTTGATCTTTTATTAAACAAACCTAGAGATATAAAACACATTGTTAAATTAAAATGATAAATAAAAAAAGAGAATGTGGGAGTTGTTCCACCTGTTGTGAAGGTTGGGTACATGGAGAAGCTCATGGTTATCCTTTTTATCCAGGAAGACCTTGTCATTTTATGAAAAAAACATCTAAAGGTGGATGTAGTATATATAAGAATAGACCACAGGATCCTTGTAAACTATTTAAATGCGGTTGGCTAGAAAACCCCAAATTATTTCCTGAATGGTTAAAACCCGAACTTTCTAAATTAATCATTATATCTGAAATTAAAGAGGGCCATCAATATTATATCTTTAGAAATTGTGGGGAAGAACTTTCAGCTAAATTTTTAGATTGGATAGTGGTTTTTTCTTTAACTTATAAAAAAAACGTAATTTATTATTTAGAAGGCCGTTTAAGAAAATTAGGATCTCCCCAATTTTGTTCTTTAGATATTAGATAATATGAATTTTATAAATTTATTGGATAATATAAAATATGCTACAAAACAGGAACAACAAAAAGAATTATGGGATGTAGAAGGTATTATAAAAAATAGATATAACCAATCTTTTAAATTTGATTTAAGACCTTTAAAGAACAATGCTAAAGGTGGATCATTTAAAACTAAAGCTGACAAAATTGTATATGACGTAAAAAATCAATATATAATTATTGATGTTGAAGAGTTTCACCAATATTTAAAAGATAACCCTACGAAAGTAGTTAATTTAGAGGAGTTGATCTCTGCTCTAGAGTGGAATATAATACTACCAAAATAATAAAAACCCTATATATTTAATATTATGGCTCTTAAAAAAGTAGATTTCGCAGCAGGTTTTAATAAACAAAGCGTAGCATCCGCTCTTCCAGGACAATGGGTAGATGGTGACTTTGTGCGTTTTAGATATACGGCACCAGAAAAAATAGGTGGCTGGCAACAATTAAGTGTCAATCAAGAAACTGTTCCTGGACCCGCTAGAGCTCAATTAGCTTTCACAAGTTTAAAAGGTGAGAGATACACTGCGATAGGTACTTCTCAAGGCCTTTTTATATATTATGGAGAACAGTTTTACGATATTACCCCTTTAGCTACTGCAATTACAGGAGCGACGTTTGATACTTTTTCTGGTTTGGATAATGTGACAGTTAATAAAACCTCTCATGGACTACAAGTTGGAAGATATGTAACTTTTTCAGGGGTAACTCCTCCAACAGGTTATATTAATACCGATTTTACAACAGGTGCTTTTGAAGTTTTAACTGTTCCTAATGATAATACTTTTACTATTAAAATGAGAGTTAATGCAACTGGGGCAGCCTCTGCTTCAGGAGCTGCTACAATTAATCCGTATGAAATAGTAGGGCCTACTTTTCAAACACTAGGTTATGGATGGGGTACTTATCTATGGGGAGATTCTACATGGGGCACAGAACGAGGAACTAGTAATGTAACTTTAGATCCAGGTAACTGGTCTTTAGATAATTTTGGTGAAGTCCTTGTTGCAACTATTTTTAATGGTAAAACATTTACATGGGATGCGGGAGCAACTAATCCTAGAACAGTCAGGGCATCAACAGCAACTAGCGGATTTGAAACTACCAATAATCCCACAGCAACTCGATTTACTCTTGTATCAGACAGAGACAGACATTTATTTCATTTTGGAACAGAGACGACTATCGGTGATGCCAGTACTCAAGATCCTATGTTTGTAAGGTTCTCGGACCAAGAAAATTTAAATGAATACGCTCCTACCGCTATCAATACAGCAGGAACTTTTAGGTTGGATACAGGCAATAAAATTACGGCAGCTCTTCAAGGTAAGGATTATGTTTTTGTATTAA